GATTGAAGGTGAGCTGTAATGGCTCGGCACTTCACAGAGCAGGAACTCAGAGGAGCGGCTCCAGTCTGGATCTTAGATCTGACTTATGCTGGCAAGGTCTGGAGGTTCTCCACTGAAGCGGTGGAGATAGGTGGAAACATCTATGAAGCCACGATGTCAGACGTGGGATTCTCTGATGTCATTGAATGGGCCAGCTCAGACTTTGCGCTCCCTTCTGCTGATGTCAAGTTGGTATTCAGAGAGGATATAGCCAGACTAGTCCAGCAAGGTCACGATCTCTCTGGTGCAACTGGTGAGTTGGCTCTCTGGATCAAAGGATCAGACTATGATGACAGAAGAGTTGTTGTCTCTGGTCGCGCCAATGTTGCCCAGTATGGACAGGATGGGGAGCCTGTAACCTTCTCCTTGGAGGCTGATTGGTTGGACAACTCGAGCCTTTATCCACCAGCGGCGGCTGTAATCACTGAGGTGACTTGGCCTATCAGTCATGAGAACTCGAGGGGCAAGGTTTATCCAACAGTGTTTGGGTCTCCTCCTATGTCTCCCGTCTATGGTTGTGAGATCTTCATTGGTGCCACTGGCTTGATTGCTGGTCATGAGGTCGAGGCTACACAGGTAACAATCCACGGCTCAGAGTTGACAACTCCAGTAGTGCTAAACGTTGTCTATGCCAATGATGATCTCGGCTATCAGGTTGCAACGGTTGACTTGACAGCCATCCCAACAGTTCCCCCTGGTTTAGACCAGACGTTCTGGTGTGAGTGGACTCATGGAGAGGCTCACCCTAATCCATTCAGGACAGACTCAGAAGCTCTCACGGCGGCTGGCGACATAATCCGTTGGGCCTTGGAGAGGTCTGGTCTGGTCATCGACTATGGGAGAACCATCACGGCAGTCAATAAGCTGATGGATTATCAACTCTCTGGATTCATTGGAGAGATTGGGGACATCATGACTTGGCTCAAGGAGGAGGTCTTGGCTTTGCTTCCTGTCTCTCTGATGGCTGGCGCCGATGGGATATATCCAGTTGTATGGGATCACAACGCACCATCTGTAACGCAGCTGAGGGCTGGCGGTGACATCTACAGAGACGGCCCAGTCAAGTATGAGGACAATGAGATCAGGAATGAGATCTCTATCAAGTGGGGATATTCAGCCCAGACAACAGACTTCTCCAACAGATCAAGCCTGACGGGTGATCAAGTGGTTGTCACCTCTGACTTGGTAGGGCGCAACATCTACACTATCTCAAGCCGATCCAGATATGGCTCGAGAGCTTATGAGATGGAGAGTTCAATGGTTGGCGATATGTCAACGGCTGGAAGGATACTGGCGTGGATGTCTCAGAGCTACGCCTTCAAACACAGATCTGTTACCTATCGCGCACCAATAGACCTTGGCTGGCTGGCTCCTGGTGACATCATAGAGCTGACAGATTCATCGATCTCCATGACAGAACAACGCGTCATGGTTAGAGAGATTCAATGGGGGGACACAGAGATTGGATTGGATTTACTTCTAATCCCTGACCTTCCCCGTGATACAATAGTTTTATAAGGGGGGAACATTATGGCTTATGCAGTCACTTCAACAACCACGTCTCTTGGAAAAGGGCGTTACATCATAACAATCCAAGAGTCTGACTGTGGCGTGGCAGATGAGGCAACCATCACCAACGTCCCAGCGGCGGCTAGATTGCTCAAGCAGGTCACTCACTTGGCATCTGGAACAGCTACCACTATTGATCCAGTGATTGGATTCCAGACCAATCCTTCTGGTCTTTCGGTCTTGGCATCCAATGACGTGGCGGCGGCTTCTGTAAACAACATCAGCTCTCCCCCCAATCCGTTCAACTGTTCAACTGGTGTGTTGTATCATCGGAGCAACCCAGACGCTGGCTCTGACAATGTCATTGCAACTCGCTATCTCCTCATTGCTGACTGGGAGTAGACATGGGCTTCTCAACACCAAAGAGAGTCTGGTCTATTGCAGACGTTCCAAGCGGCGGCGGTGGCGGTGGCGGCGGTGGCAGTGATCCAGAATACGTCAGACTCACACCTTCAATGCTGACTGACGGAAGATCGCTGGGAGCTTTTGATAGCTACACGGCCAGCAACATCAACCTGACAGATGATGGCTCTGCAACTACCGCAACCATTGTAGCCAATGTCACTCCTGGCGGCTATCCAGCCAACATCACTAGAAGATTCAGTGTCTTCTGGATGGACACTGGGATCAAGATGCAAGACCTCTCCTCAGTTGAGGTAATGCTTCAACACGTTGGAGTGGTTGGCAATCCTACTTCGAGCAGTCGGAAGCCTGTCTATGGATTGATCATTGGCGCCGATTATATGACAGCCAGCCGTGACACTTGGTATTCAACGCCAGAACACTATGCGACCATCTGCAACTACTTCGACGCTACAAACATCTATTCCAACACTATGGTTGACGATGAGAACATGGCGTCCAGTGGCCTTCCAACTTCATGGGCTCATGCAAGTTATGGTAACATTCCTGTCTATGAGCAAGCTATAGCAGGCGGGAATCCAGGAGGACAGATCCAGTTTACTGTTCGTGACCTCTTGGCTAGACGTTTAGGTGATGGCGGCGGGGGAGTCAATGTTACAGCGGCGGCCAGAGACAACTCCACTTGGTTGGGAACAGGGCGCTATTGGGTGGAGGATCAGACTCTCAAGGTTGGGATTATGATTGGAAACAAAGCAGGAAATAAGGCTTATTATGCTAACGAAGGTTGGACTTTCAAAGTGTTCTATAAGGCGGTCAAAGGCCGTCTAGCGGGGAGGCCATAATGGGAACTAAAGCTATACACACAGGAGAACTCACAGCTCTTCCTTTATTGATGGAGACTATTGAGGCTGTCTCAGGTAATGAAGTTCTGACAGAGCGGCTCCTTGAGAACCTGACAACCTCTGGGGCTGGTGACTTTGCCGACGTCACAGAGTTGGCCTATCTCATCAATCAGATGGTTCAATATGCTCTCTTTGTAAACTCTCAAGAGTATGATTTGGAAGCCGCCTCAGCTGCGATTTTAGCAGGTCAAGGATAAGACAGTGGATAAGATTCTGGATCTGACAAAAGAGTTGACAGAGACCAAGACCCGAATGATTGCCAACGAGAAAAGGATGGCAAAAGTTGAGGTTGCAGTTGATGAAATAAAGAGCAAAGTCCAGCTATGGAACGGAATGATTTTGGCTGGTCTGTTCTTGTTGCCCTTCTGGTTTGACTTGCTGGGGAGATGATCATGGATCAGTTTGCCGCCCAGTTGGTTGACCTTGGAATGACAGGTCTCCTCATTGGCTATCTAGTCAGGCAGAATATCCAGACAGCAAAGACCAATAAAGAACTCCAAGATAAATATGAGGCTCTTCTTGAGCGCACTATCAAGGCTCTGGCTGAGATTGGGAACAGGATATGATTGATCTTCTGATGTTCATTGTTGCGGCTGTGTTGGCTCTGGCTGGCTTCTTCCTTGGTCGGGAGACTACCAAGGCCAAGAATGACTCAGCGGCGACTCAGCGCGAACTGGTGAGGACAGAGGAAGTCATTGAGGCAATAGAGGAAGATCTCAAGGGAGACACTCCAGAGGAGGATATTGCTGGACGCTGGAGCAAGGTGTGACTTGGGCCTTGCTATCTTTGGCTCTGGCTCCTGAGCTTCCTGTCAGACCGTCACCTATTGATGGAGAGTGTCCTCAGCCTGTGGCATTGGTAGCAGGAGAGACAGCCCCAGAGGATCTCATTGAACCATCAGAATGGACTGTGAGCTGTGGCGCCGTGGCGCTCCCAACTTCTCTAGCGGCTTATGGATTAGAAATGATTGAATATGGAATAGCTATGGATAACATTTACAGGATAGAGATCTCAGAGCCTGAGCCTTTGGCTTGGTTGGAACCTGTCCTTATTGGCGCGGCTGTTGGGCTGGCCGTTGGAGTCTACATTGGGAAAGATTGACACATTGGTAGTTCATCACACAGCGACACCAACCAGCTGGACGGTTGCAAAGATCAGAGACCTCCACCTTGATCGAGGCTGGAAGGATGTTGGCTATCACTATCTCATCAGACTGGATGAGGACAAGGAGGCTAGGATCTACATGGGACGACCACAAGACGGCGACAACTATCTATCTTCCTTGGAGTGGGGCGCTCATGTTTACGGACACAACGCCACCTCTCTTGGGATCTCCACCATCGGCAACTGGAGTGGGAAGGCAATGAACCCAGAGATTGAGCGTGTCTTGATCCAGCATCTGGTCAAGCTCTGTCTCAAGCTGGAGCTGAAGCCCAAGGACATCAAGGGTCACAGAGAGATGGAGGGAGCAAGCACAGAGTGTCCAGGCTTGTTAGTTGATATGGACAGGCTCAGAAGC